GAATCAACAGGAACTGGAAACAATGGAAGCCTTGACACGTTGCCGGTTGAATGGTCGATCGGTGGTGTCTTTGGTGTTGGACTTTGGGATCAACTAGACGCAAACCTTCAAGAAACATATATAACCGGGTCAACGACCACCAATTACAAGTGGCGCTTTGTACTGGATGAACCCCTTTCAAACGGTATACGGGATATACTCAACACCGCTTCAAATGTTGGTCAGTGGATGGTTTGGCGACAAGGCCAATTGTCTTGGAGAGGATGCCAAGATCCAAACAAGGCCGGGTTTGTTGCTGGTCAACTTGGTGACAACGATATTTTTCAAGTTGTCAGTCACGATCTATTCGATCCAGTTCAACAACAAATATATCCGATCAGTACTTTGGAATACTCTTCAACCGTACCCTTGAACAGTCTTGAAAGAAATAGTGTTGGTGTAACAAGTGGCCGTTTGGCATCTTTCCCAGCTTCAAGACAAGTCAAAAGAACGGCGATCGCGTTGTACAGTCCAGACACAAATGAAGGTGACTTGGCCCTTGGTGACTTGAACAGGATGGCCAATTGGGATCACTGGACTTTTGAACGTGTTGTTTTGCGTTGCAAGTTGATCACAAGTCAGTTTGTAGCCGGTGACATTTTGGAAATCTCTTCTGACAGAATACAGGGTTTGAATGGATCATATCAAAACCAACGCGTTATGGTTTTGGCTTCTTCATTTGATTTTTCTTCCAATTCAAGTACAATCACAGTTGGATCAATAACAGGAGATCGATAACATGATCTATCATGAAACAGAAGAACGGCCAGAAATCCTTGATCGTGTTGAAGCGCTTGGTTTTGTAACCTTTGACGGTGCTTTTGATCTGAACTTGATCGGTGTACGGAATCCAGAAGCCAAAGCCAACCAGTTTGACGATCTCTTTCATGTTGTTTGTAAGGATGAAAAGAACCTTTGGCAACATTTCATTTTTACTTGTACAACTGATCCGGGTTTGTACTGGTTGCAAAAGTCAACAAGGGTTGATGGAACGGCGATCATGGTTGATCCACAACAGGCCCGTGGTTGTTACAAACTTGATCTTCATGCTGGTAAATACTTGGCCCTTTGTCAAAGGGGTGGAAAAGTCAAGGTTTGGAGAGATGCCAACAAAGACCAGATTCTTGATCGTGATGGGAAACAACACGTTGGATACTTTGGGATAAATATACACCGGGCAAGTCAAACAAGAATCGTTGACAAAGTTGAACGATACAGCGCCGGGTGTACAGTCATCCAAAAGTTTAGTGATTTTGATATGTTGATCCACCTATGCAAGAAACAGATTCAAACAATTGGAGTTGACACCTTCACATATACATTGATCAAAGGCGATCAAGGAGAGTTTTGAAATGATGCCAGAGCAAGAACTGATTCAAATACTGATGAACGGCGGGGCAAATGTTGCTTTTGCGGCTTTCCTTTGGTATCAAAACAGAGATCAACAAAAAAGAGCTGATGATCGTGAAGCCAAAGCAGATGTGAAGGAAAGAGAATTACGCGATCGATATGATAAAGTGATCATTGATCTTCAATCCCGTGAAGACAAAATGCGTGAAGACGTAGTGAAAGAAATCGGAGATCTTGATAAAAGAATGACTCTTCTTGAACAGAAACTTGAACATATATCCAAGGTTGTTGATGAAATCAAAGCGCGTTTCATGAGAGTTGGATAAAAGTAATTACTGGCCTTTGTTTGATATGTTGTTAGGTTGTTGGTGTACATTTTACACCTTGAAACCCTTGGAAGCCGGCCAGCACTCCAAGGGTTTCTTTTTTGTTGTTGGTGTTTGTTTACTGTTCAGAAGGTGGCAACACTCCAAACCGTTCAAAGTATGCTTCAACCAAATCCTTCTTCAAGTCTTTTGGCAACACCACCAAGATCTGTTGAAACATGACTTTTGATTGAACACGGCCTTCTTCTTTGATCGCCCGTCGAATCAGTTGTAACCATTGAACCTTCAGCTTGCTATTGTTTTCCATGTTACACCCCGGCCGCGTAGGTATTGAGTTCAACCAATGCTTCTTCAAACGTCAACGTTCCAAGGTATTCAGCAAAACCGGCGGCTTTCACGTGGCCAAAGTGGAAGCGACCAGAAGCCCGGCAACGATGGATCAAACCATTCTTTTCTTCATGTTGATAAAAACGGATCTGTTTAGCGCCGTATTTGATGGAATCCAAACAACGTACGATATATGAGATCCTCATTTCAATATTTAGTTTGGCCATTTCTTTTGAAGCGAATGATTGACACAACAGATCACCTTGAACTGTATAGAATGGAAGCCGGCCTTTTAAGTTTTGCCGTTGAATTAAATGATTTTTGTATTTCATGGTTACACCTTGGTTTTTTGAATACAGCCAAACAAGATTGATTGACTTGTAAAGAGTATATCACAAAGGAATAAAGATCGATCCCTTTATTCTTTCCATTTTTCCAGTATTACATGGATGACACAAGATTGATTTTGGTGTATTGTATCCTTGAACACAAAACCCATATTGGAGAATTACAAAATGGCAATTCAAATTACAAGCGAACAAATCAAATCGTCCAACATTATCACTTCACTTTTGGCCAATGATGCTGTCACGGCGGCGAAACTTGATCAATCTGGTACGTTTGACTTCACCGGGGGATCGGTATCGGTGGCAGCTCCGACTTCTGATAACCACGCAACAACAAAAACATATGTTGATTCTTTGGTTTCTGGTCTTCATTGGAAAGATGCCGCACGAGTAGCAACAACAGCAGACTTGGCCGCAACCTATAACAACGGATCAAGTGGTGTTGGTGCAACACTCACAGCAAACGCAAACGGCGCGATCACAATTGACGGTGTTTCATTAAGTGCAAACAACCGGGTTCTTGTCAAATCTCAATCAAGTGGAACAGAAGCCGAAAACGGGATCTACATTGTCACAACAGTTGGTGACGGTGGAAACCCTTTTGTTCTTACACGTTCAGACGATGCCAACACCCCGGCCAAACTCCAAAGCGCCGCGATCTTTGTTCTTGAAGGTTCAAGCAATAGTGATGCCGGTTTTGTTTTGTCTTCTGACAACATTTCAGCAATTGGAACGGATGACATTGTTTTTGCTCAATTCTCAGGAACTGGATCGGTAACGGCCGGAGATGGATTATCAAAAGCAGGAAATACCCTATCCGTTGACCTTGCAACAGATCCCGGTTTGGAGTTTTCAAGCGGTGCATTAAAAGCCAAGATCGACGGTTCAACACTTGGCCTTGATTCTTCTGGATTAAAGATCGCCAGTGGTGGAGTTGGTACAACTCAACTTGGAGCGGCATCGGTAACACAAGCCAAGATCGGAACGGCGGCGGTTGGCTCTTCACAGCTTGCTTCAAATGCAGTCACGGCGGCCAAACTTTCAGACGGTGCAGTTTCAACCAGTTCAAAGATTTCAGACGGGATCGTTGTTGGTGTGAAATTGGCTGCTGATTGTATTGATCAAAGCAAGATCGCAGATTCAGCCGTTCAACGTGAACACTTGAACTCAAATGTTGTACGACCAAACAGTGGTTTGGCCTTGGATGGTACAGACAACGATCTTCTTGTACAAGTTGACGATTCTACAACAGAAGTGAATGGAAGCGGTCAAGTCATCGTGAAGGCTTCCGGGATCGGCGCTTCACAACTTGCTTCAAATGCAGTCACGGCGGCCAAAGTTGCTTCAAATGCAATTGTCACAGACAAGATTTCTTCAAGCGCGGTAACGTCAACGAAGATCGCCAACAATGCAGTTCAAGCCATTCATTTGAATAGTGACGTTGTACGACCAAACAGTGGTTTGGCCTTGGATGGTACAGACAACGATCTTGAAGTTCAAGTTGACGATGCAACCATTGAGATCAATGGAAGTGGTCAAGTCATCGTGAAAGCATCCGGGATCGGCGCTTCACAACTTGCTTCAAATGCAGTCACGGCGGCCAAAGTTGCTTCAAATGCAATTGTGGAAGACAAGATCTCTTCAAGTGCAGTCACCGCAACGAAGATCGCAAACGGAGCGATCGACAATGCCGACAAACTTGGATCTTCTGTTGTCACAAATGCCAAAATTGCAGACGGTACAATTCAACTTGGAAAACTTGCTTTTTCTTCACAACAAGAAAAGTTCACCGGGGATAACTCCACGGCTTCTTTTGACCTTGCAAATGCGGCGGCCGGTTTTGATTCTGTTCATGTTTTCCGAAATGGTTTAAGAATGGAGAAGGCATCTTCACCAAGCGGCGCTGATCAATACAGTGTTCAATCAAACGGCGCTGTTTCTTCAATCACTTTTGGTACAGCTCCAGACACAGGTGATACAGTTCTTGTTGATTATCTTGGTTAATCCTTAACCCTCAACAATCCCACCCTTGAAGCCGTCTTGTTTCTCCAACTTGACGGCTTCTTTTTTAAAACAAACGCAACTGTTGATCTTTAGGTTCAGTTTCTTTTGAATCAATACGAATCAACCGATCTGGATACAGTTGACAAAAATACCTTTCAACGTCATCAAGTGTTAAGTATTTTGAGAAAAGTATATTGAACGGACTACAAACCCACCCTTTCAAACATGGACTAAATATCCAACACGTATATTTGATCATGCTTTGGAGTAGTCTATAAAGAGATAGTGATCAGAACCGGGTGTAAAAGTAGTTGTGAACGTATCCAAAGAAGTAACGGTGATCGTTTCACCGATCTGTTGTCTTACACCGTTCCAATATACCCGGAGTGAATCAGAATCAAATGGAACTGAAACAGTGAAGGATTGACTTGAACCATTGCATTGACTTGAAAGATCTTCTTGTTGCATTTTTCCACCGGTTTCTTTGGTTGTACTACCTTGAGTATTAAAAGGATCAACAAAGGCCATGATCAAACCTCATATGAAACAAACACTTGATCAAGTGTTGCCGTGTTGTTGTTCAGTTTGACATGAAGATAGATCGTTTCATTGTCGTTGGCTGGCATAATGGAATCAAGTCTATATGAAGAACATTTTGTTGTTGAAGTGGTCTTTCCAACAATGATATTGGATTCTGTTTCAGTGATCAATTGATCGTCACCTTCAAGATCCCGTGAAAAGAAAACTTTGGTTTTGGTTGCTGAACTGTGAACATTCAACATTTTCAAAGAAACCAGATTGACTTTCACCAAATACATTTCAACGTTAATGGCCACCGTCAACCAGCTTGTTGAATCAATCGCTTGATCTATATCTTTGACAAACTTCCTTCCAAACATTTCAGATCCCCTTGGTTCTTGTATTGTTTACAGTAATTTGATTCACTATAACAGTTTGGTTTTCACTATGCTTTGGAACTAGGAGATCAAAGAGTTTCACACAGTCTTCAACGTCTTTTGTAGCCGTGTGTGCATCATCCAAAGACCAGCCAAGAAAGAGCCGTATGTTGTCCAGTTTCATACTATTCAATCCTAACGGCTTCAAGTGTGCAAAGGCTAAAGAAACGGTGTCAATGGTTCGATATGGGAGATTTTGATCAGTATTCCAACGCTTCAAGAAAGCCCGGATCATTCTGGCATCAAAAGAAACGTTGTGGGCAACCAAGGCCGTTTCACTTGTACCATAAAGAAACTTTGCAATCTTCAACGCGGCTTCTTTTGGTTCAAGTGCATCTTTCCACGCTTCTGGATCGTATCCGTTGACCTTCAACGCGTAACCATTGGCGCGAAAAAGATCGGCTTCTGTTGGATGGATCTTCATGTATAGCCGTTCAGTTTCAACCCGGTTCACTTGCTTGATCGCGCAAAACTCCAAGATTGTATGTTGTTGTGGTGAAAGTCCAGTTGTTTCAACGTCTACGAAATACAGAATCATTTTGTGATCTCCTTTGTTAATTGTAGTATACTATAAATGTAATACAACACACAACAACAGGTGAAGAAATGTACTATGGATCACTCTTTCACGTTGACCAATGCCGGCTGGTTCAACTTTCACGTTCACAAATACTTGTTTATACAGCTCTACTTTCCCACGGTGGAAAGAATCGAACGTTTACAGGTTCACAAAGCAAACTGGCAACGGCCGCCGGGGTAAGTCTTGGCAGTGTCAAACGTGCTTTGAAACACTTTGAAAGCCTTGGTTGGTTGTCCTCTTCTGAATACTACCAAGTGAAGAAGTACACCTTGAACCGTCCAGAAGTAGAACAAAGCCTTGAACCATCCCTAGACCATAGCCTTGATCTACCTTCAAAAGATACGGTGGATCATAGCCTTGACCTACCCCTAGACCATAGCCTTGATCTACCCCTAGACCAAAGCCTTGAACTACATGTAATAAAGAATAACAAAGAAGAACATTCATTTCATGACATGACACCAACAACAAGTGAATCAAAAGTATTCTTTCAATTTGTTGAAAGGTGGTCACAGCTTCAAGGATGGAAGAAGGATCTTTTGTTATCAGACTTTGAAGCACTGGTTGAAAGTGCCAACAACTTTGACTTTTGCCTTGAAATCAAAGTGATCGATTCTTGGTTGCTGAAAGAGTTTCACGCTAAAAGTGGCCGTTGCTGGTCGTTTGGATGGTTTGATCGTGTTGTGGAGTGGTTCAAACGTCAAAACATACAAGGGCCAAGGCAAGGTTTGAGATTGTCAAAACTCCAAAGGTACTTCTTTGATTTTGCTATCACAGAAGACGGTTTTGAAACTCCACCGATTCTTGTACTTGTAGAGAGTTCAACAAATGCTTCTGAAACGTTCAAGGATGCCTTTGAACGCTTCTTGAACCTTGAAGCATGGTCAACACACAAAGAAGAACTGTTTGTTGGCATCTTGACCAAATACGAAGACAACAGAAAAGATTTCATTTATGGACTATCAGAAGAAGACTTTGATCTTGTTGCTGATCAAAAGTGGGATCAATGGTCAACAAATGTTCAAAACTGGATTTCAACAGCGTGTTTGGATGGAAAAAATGAAGCACAAAACAAATAAACTTGAAGAAACAATTATTTTCAGATGCCAGAAGCCCTTGTTTGAAGCCTTGAAGAGAATGGCCAAAGAACAGGGGATCAGTATCTCACAACTGATCCGATCTCTTTTGGAAGAAAACACAACTGAATGAAGAAAGATGGTCTTGTTTATTCCAAATATGTTATACTGTTGACAGGTCACCGGCCGGGTGATCTATTTCAATCAATCAATCAATACTTCAAAAGGTGTACAATGAACGTATTTTTCTACAAAGGCCACAAAATAACAAGAACGGCCTTCAAACTACCCGTGATCCGTCAATGCTTCTTCAACTATTACAAAACGGCCGCTCCGTTGTACGTAGTTAGAGGGCCAGTATACAACATACACAACTTGCTTCTTGGTTGTACCAGCTTGGATCAATGTAAAGAAGAGATCAACCAAGCGCTTCAAGGGGTGATGGTATGAACAGGAAACAAGTAACAGAATGGCTTTTTCATTCAGCAACACTTGAAGATCTCCAAACCCGTCTTGAATATGCTTTTGACAATGTTGAAAAGTACCTTCCATATTTAGTTCCAGTCTTTGGTGGATCAGTACCCGATGAAGATGGAGTGTCAGAACATTTCATATTGAGTAAAGAAGGCCGGTTGGATTCACAAGGTAATAACTATATGTTTGGATACTCTGGAAACTGTCAGTTTGGTGTCATGTCATGGGATGAAGATCGGCTTCTGGTCTTTGATGAAGTCGAACACAACTTTCATATTGTGATCCGTTCACAGTTTGTTTGGTTTGGTGGTTCAAACAACAACTTTCAACAGGAGCTGAACCAATGATCAAACTTACACTTCATGATGGAGATACTATTTTTCTAAATGCCAACCATGTTGTTCACGTTCAAAAAGACGGCGATACAACTTTCATTAAACTTTCAACCGGTGGAATACATGTCAAAGAAGAAGTTCACCGGGTATTGAGTAAACTAGAAATACAACTTCGACCAAGGGGATCAAAATGAAAACGAACTTTACTAGAAAACAGGCCAAAGAACTTGGTGAAATGTTTGGTGTTATCACAGTTGGACTTGGTTTCATGTTGCTTTGGATGCCATTTCTTCATTTGATTGTTTGGTTTCATGGGTTGATACAATGAAAGTGATCCCGTGGGTATTCGATCCAGAACTGGCCGCCCTTGGTGTTGACTGGTATTTGATGAACGACAACAAGAAGGCCTTGAACGTTGAAGAAACGTTGAAGGTGCTTCTGAAAGGTTCAAACCAATGGCCGGTGATCTTCCAAATGATCAGTGAAGAAGGTGTTGTGGAGTTTCTGAAACCACAAGATCTTCTTTCAACCTTTCCTGTTTGGTGCTTTGTACTGAATGGAGAGATCACCAAGTTCTTTGACAACTTTGAAGCCGTTGTGGCAAATCTGAACGACCTTCAAGATCATCCTTTCACCGTTGGATGGTCAACAGATGCTTTGGCCGTTGTACCAGCTTCAAAGAGTTTCTTGGACAAGGTCAAAACAATGAAACCCGGTAACATAGAGATCCAGATCGTTGAATGGTTTGGTATAAAAACAATACAATAGGAGTATTTGAAATGAGAAATGTAAACAGTTTACCAAACGGCCGCCTTGTTGTGGCCTGTTTGAATTGCGGCTTTAAGATGGACTTGGCCAAATATGGATGGACAAAAACAGTCTGTGGAAGTTGTCGAACCATCATCCAGAACCCGATCAATGAAAAGGTTGAAGAGGAAACCAAGAAAACTAACTTGATGCTTTCACTTGTTGATCGTCAGTTCATTGGCACGATTTCAACACTTCAAAGTGTAACCAAGTCAAAAGCACTTTCACAGATACTTGAATATAGCCGTCAAGAATACCGGGCCGCCGGTGGTGTGTTGCTGGGACTTGAGGAAGAAGATTCTTTGGAGAGTACCAAGAAGGCCGTCAAAGGTGTATTCAAGAAGAAGGCCAAAAAATGATCCGTGTTGCTTCACTTTTTGCCGGGATCGGTGGTTTTGAAAAGGGGTTTGAAGAAATCTTTGGTGAAAGTATGAAGGTACTTTGGCAAGTGGAGAAAGATCCATTCTGTCAAAGCATCTTGAAGAAACATTGGCCAAACGTCCTTCTTCTGGATGATGTAAAAAATGTAACAATAGACAAAGTACCCCCGATCGATATGCTGATCGGTGGTTTTCCTTGTCAATCAATCAGCCAAGCTGGTAAAATGGAAGGTTTAGAAAATGAAGAAAAATCTGGTCTTTGGTGGGAAATGTTCAGAATCATTGGCGATCTCAAGCCAAGGATTATTGTACTCGAAAACGTCAAAAACATTGTACGAATCGGAGGGGTTGAAGTTGTTGGATCGCTTGCCGAAATCGGCTATTGTTGTGAATGGGAAATTGTATCAGCTAGAAGCCAAGGAGCATGTCACCAAAGAGATCGGTGGTTTTGTGTTGCCTACACCAACAGCCAGCGACTTCAAACGATCAAAGATACACATGTCAAGAATGAAATGTGTAGATCGGGGCTACGGTTTAAGCCTTCCAGAAGCGATCTTTGTGAAGACGTTTCCAACACCAACGGCAAGAACACCGGGCAATTGTCCAAGTTATCCCAGCGCGTGGAGAAGATGGAAGAAACACAAAATGGGGACTCTGTTAGGGGTTCAAGTTTGTCTGGCCTTGGAGATCACACAAGAACAAGCAATTGGCCGGGGTGCAAGGTTGAACCCATCCTTCTTGGAATGGATGATGGGGTTTCCGATTGGATGGACAGAACCACCAAAATAAAACACAACAAAAGGATCAAAGCCCTAGGAAATGCAATAGTTCCGGCCTGTTCAGCCTATGTTGCTGAATGTATTTTGAAGAGTGGTCTTGTTGATGATTTATTGGAGGATGAAGAATGAAAGATTTTGATTGGATCGACGTTTCAGACTTGAAGCCTTGGTTGAAGAATCCCCGGTGGAATGATCAAGCCGTTCAACCTGTGGCCGCTTCCATTGAAGAGTTTGGTTTTGGAGCGCCGATCGTGGTTCAAGCTGGTTCAAATATGATCATTGCTGGCCATACAAGACTAAAAGCGGCGATCAGACTTGGTTGGAAAAAAGTACCTTGTCGAATACTTGAGATCACCGATCGCAATGCTGAACGGTTGGCCATAGCCGATAACAAAACGAATGAAATAGCAGATTGGAACGAAGAACACCTTCAAGAAATCATGGAAGCATTTGAACCAGAAGAACTTGAAAACCTTGGTTTCAATGAAGAAGAGTTGAATGATCTTCTTGGTGATGGTCAAAACGATGAAGACAACATTGATCAACCTACACCAGAACCGGCCAAAGCCTTCACAAACCAAACTTTCACATTGTTGAAAGGTAATTGTTTGGAGAGATTGAAGGATCTTGAAGATGCTTCCATTGATTCTGTTGTTTGTGATCCACCCTATGAGATTGATTTTATGTCATTGAAACAAGGATGGGATCGATCTGGAATCGCTTACAGTGTTGAACTATGGTCGGAGTGTTTACGGGTATTGAAGCCCGGCGGCCATTTGATCGCCTTTTGTGCAACTAGAACAGTTCACAGAATGACAGTTGGCATTGAAGACGGTGGTTTTCAAATACGGGATCAGTTGGTTTGGTGTTATGAATCCGGGTTTCCAAAGTCGTTGAATGTTTCCAAACAGTTTGAAGACGGTTCAGAAGATGCCAAACGCTTTGAAGGATGGGGTACAGCATTGAAGCCGGCCTTTGAACCCGCAGTATTGGCAAGAAAACCAGTTGACGGAACGATCGCCAACAACTTCCTTCTTCATGGTGTTGGAGGTTTGAACATTAAAAAGACCCGTTTTCCATATGGTGATCCGATCTGGTTTGGGAGTGGTGAAGAAGTTGAAGACAAAGGCCTTGGAAGGTGGCCAGCCAACATTGTACGATTCAAGAAGGCACAACGATCGGAGCGTGAAGAAGGTCTTGATCACTTGGAAGCCAAGAAGGGTTTTGAAGCCGTACACCGTAAAGAAGGATCGGCCGGGGTTCAGAATCCAAGGGCCGGAGCTGGTCGAACTTCTGAAAACGTGAAGAACTTTCATCCAACTGTGAAGCCTTTGGAGTTGATGAGGTGGCTAGTCCGTTTGGTGACACCAGAAGAAGGTGTTGTTCTTGATCCTTTTCTTGGAAGCGGTACAACGGCGGCGGCGGCTATGCTTGAAGGGTTCAGTTGTGTTGGTTGTGAAATGACCAGTGACTATTGGCCGATCATTGAAGGCCGTGTTGAAAATGCTAAAAGACAATATTTAGAGAGGTTTGAAGATGGGACGTAAAACAAAGATCAATGAAAGCGTTGTTGGTAAGATATGCACGGCGATCAAGTTGGGTTGTACTGTACAACTTGCCGCCGGGTATGCTGGTTTACATGTTAGAACCATATACTTTTGGCTTCAACGTGGACAGGATGACAAGACCGGGCAATTCAAAGATTTTTACACACGCTATAAAGAAGCAGAAGCAATTGGAGCAGTCAACAACTTGGCCTGTATCAACAGCGCCGCAAAAGGTGGAGATTGGAGGGCCGCCGCTTGGATACTCCAAACAAGACACGGTTTCTCACAAAATGCACAACAGATCGATCCACTCCAAGAACAAGTGGAAGCACAACAGATCAACGTGAAAGAACTTCTGGAAGCCGTCAAGGAAAACCAAAAGGAGTTGGAAGCAATCAAAGAACCCGGTTCAAAAGAATGAATGACTTTTGTTCAGTTTGTGAATGTGATCCATGTGATTGTGATGATCAATACATTCATGATATACTTTCAATGTTGTGGACTTGGCAACGTTCAAGTTTTGTCAACTGTTCTTTTGGTGTTGGAGTCGGGGACAGCTCCAACACCGTTTTCTTCTTTGTGATTGTATGAACAAACGTCAACTTCTGAGGATGTACGAACAACAACAACTTCTGTTGACCATCCAAAGAAATCACCCTTTGGCCTTGGCCCGTCTATGGTCACCCCGTTGTGAAAGGTGGAGTGGAAAGAAGGACGACGATCGGCCAGTTGGTTGTGGTGAACCAATGGAACACCTACACACAACACGCTTCAAGTGTTCTTCATGCAACATTGAAGAGAATAGAACCAGTCAGAAACACGCGTTGATCGGGATGGGTTCAGAAGCACATTTGATCGGTGGAGGGAATCGCGCCGGGAAAACTGATCTTGGTGCACAATTGGCCGTGGCCGTTGCTTTGGGTTCGAACGATTGGAGTGTTCAACAGTGGTTGGAACTGAACGACCTTCCAAAAGACCTTGTACAAGAAGAACCGTCCACAGTTTGGTGTGTTGCTTTGTCTTATGGAGATTCGATCGAATACGTACGGCCAAAACTTGATAAATATATGCCAAGATCAACCAAGAAGAGCAAATGGAACGCTCAAGACCGGGCCACAGCATCTTTTGAAAACGGTGGAAAGATTGTCTGTTTGTCCTATGAAGCCGGCCGAAAAAAGTTTCAAGGTCAAGGGGTCAAGTTGGTTTGGATCGATGAAGAGGGAAAAGACGATCAAGTCTTTATGGAATGTTTGATGCGAACGATCGATCTTGGTGGTCGTGTCATTGTCACAGCTACACCGGTTGACGGTTTGAACTGGTTGTTTGATCAGTTTGTTGAAGAAATCCGTGAAGGTTATTCAAGAATCCAGATCAGCGGATTAGATAACCCTTGGATCGATAGTGTAAAACTAAGAAGAACGGTTCAACATATGACTGAAACGATGCAAAGAACCCGGTTGTTTGGTGATTTTGTCAGTCAAGAAGGTTTGGTTTATGATGAGTTTGATCCAAGATACCATGTTGTGAAGCCGTTTGACATTCCAAAGGACGGTGAAATATACCGGGCGATTGATTTTGGTGTCAGAAATCCTTGGTGTACTTTGTGGATCTATCGCGATCGGTCTGGTTTGTTTGGTGCTGATGATTCTTTATATGTATATCGTGAGTACTACAAGACGAATAGAACCACGCTTGAAAACGGCCGTGAAACAATAAGGCTTTCACAGAATGATCCAAGATGCCTTTTCACAGTTGCAGACAGCGCCGGGAAAGATGCCCGGTTGATCTTGGCCCGTGAACTTGGAGTATCAACAAAGCCTTCACCAAAAGAACTTGGAATGGTAACAATGATCGGTTTGGTGAAAGAACGCTTAATGATTCATGCAGATGGAAAGCCAAGATTGTTTGTATTCAACAATTGCCCGGCTTTGATACAGGAGTTGAGAAAATACCGTTGGAGTAAAACAAAAGGCAAGGATCAACCGATGAAACAGGATGACCACGCGCTTGATGCTTTAAGATATGCAATTGGCTTTTTATCACGATATGATAGACTGAACCACAAACGGAGTTAACACAATGAAATGGTATCAAAGACTTTTCACACAGATCGGTTTTGCTTCTGAAACAAAACAGCTTGGCAAGGTAGACACCAAACCGACTGAGATCCAACACGGCGCTTCATACATTTCAAACGGTGGCCGATCTGCATATAGTCAACTTGGTTCACTTGGTGCATATGTACAACATCCTTATGTATATGCGGCCTTGTCTAGGATTTCTCAAGACTTGGCTTCAACTCCTTTGGTACTCATTCAAGGAAAAGGCAAGAACTCCAAGATCATTGAAGATCACCCGGTGTTGGAGTTGTTGGAAGAACCTTCAACAGGTGTTGACCAGTTTTCATTTCTTGAACAGTTGATCATTGATCTGGTAGCCGCCGGAAACGCTTACATTTTGATCCTTGGTGAAACAGATACACCGGTTTCAATTGTTCGACTTCATCCAGAACAGGTTGGCATTGTAACAAACGAAAACGGGATCATTGGATATAGATTCGATGCAGATGGCCAAAGCATCTTGTATACAACTGAAAGAGTGATTCATATTAAAAACGCCGGGTGGGCAACTGGTATTCAAGGCCTTTACGGTGTTGGAGCTGTACAACCTACACAACAAGAAATCAAAGCCGATCTGAATGTTTCCGGTTTGGTTGAAACGGCTTCCAAGAAGGGCCGTCCAGATGTGATACTTTCACCAAAGAATGAACTTGACGTTTGGCAAGAAGAAACACGTCGTGATGTTCTTGATCGTTACAATGGAATGATTGAAGACGGCGGCGCGATTGTTTTGTCTGGTCAAGTTCAAGTGGACGTGGCCAACACTTCACCCCGTGATGTTGAGTTTGCAAAGGTCAAGGAGTTTTCAAAGTTGGCAATCACGGCCGCTTTTGGAACACCGCTTTCAATACTTGGAGAGGGATCAGCCAACTTCGCAACGGCCCGACAGGAGGCGATCATACACTGGTCTAACGTTGAAAAGAGAGGGAAAAAGATCGGGTGGGCTTTGACCAAGATCGCCCGTCGCTTTGATTCAACGCTTCGGTTTGAGTTTGATTATAGTGGTGTTGAAGCACTAAACGCAATGAGAACAGAACAGATTGAAAGAGTAACGGCCCATATCATGAACGGAATGGAAGCCGGGGCGGCCTATGCTTTTGAAGGACTTGGAGAAGCGCCAATTGGATCGAATGAACAAAGAACAGAACCAGTTGAAACCCCGGCCTTGGAAGAAGAAGAACAAGTGGCCAGTCTTGCCAACTGGATTGAACGATCATACTATGACGATGACGATTCAACAGAAGAGGTTGAAACGACTGTTGAAAAGGATGAAGATCCTTTGGCCAAATATGGAAGCCTTCAAGAAGCGTTTGATGCACTCCCAAAAGCAACACAAACAGCATTGACAAACAAAGCCGATGATCACAATGAAGAACACACCGCCAAATCAAAACGAACTTCAAAGTTGAAGCTGGCCGCCGTCTATTGGAGAGGGATCGGAGCGTACAACACAAACCCCGGATCAGTCCGTCCAAGTGTGAACAGTGCTGAACAGTGGGCAATGGGTAGAGTAAACAGTTTCTTGTATGCTTTGAGAAATGGACGTTTTCGGAGTGGAAAACACGATCAAGACTTGCTTCCAAAAGATCATCCAATGGCAAGTGATGAAGAAAAGAGTTTTGATCAAATCATTGAAGAAATACTTGGTGGAATGTATACCAAGAAGGGATCAGTTGGAGATGTTGATCCAACAAACTTTCCAGTTGATGGAGAAAACAAACCAGTTGACCTTGAAAGAAGCCAATGGAAAACGTTTGATCCAAAGTATGCTGAAGATCTAAAGTTGAACTATCCGAGGATCTGGAAAGCCGGGGGAAACATTGAAGGTAACAACCAATACCGGCGACTGTATCCAATAGCAACCAGACAAAACCAAGAAGCCAAGACAGAAACAGAAGAAATGGCCATTCGGAAACGTGAAGCGTGGAACGCTAGACACTTTGAAGACGGTTCACAACATGAAGATCCGGAGTTGTCACCAAACCTTTCAAATGTTGCCGGGATAGTTGCACAGATCAAATGGTTGGTCGTGGGTTCACTTGGTGAACGGAAAATGAAAGCCGTGTTGAATGAACTGAAAGCCAAGCTGGAAGAACAGAAGAGCATGAAGAGAAAGGCCCGTTGGAATCACTATATCAAAGCCAAGTCAGATCCAGCCGAACGAATGATCCAAAAGGCAACCCGTCAATACTTGTTGGATGCTTCCAGAAGATACAAGAAAAGAATCCGTAAAAACGTCGTGAAAGGTACAAAGGGAATCGTTGATCTTGGTGAACTTCAAGCAATGGAAGACGAATCAAGACAGATCTTCAACACTATTGGCGGCGCTTTTCAACGTGTTTGGAGGTTGAACGGTGATGCAACCCTTGATCAAGTCTTCCAAATAGCCGGGATACCAAAACCCCTTGACTTGAACTTTGGAAGTCAAGATCTTTTGTTGGAACTTTCAGAAGAACTTTCCAAACAGATCAGCAGAACAACAGCCAACGCGGTAACACGATCGATCCAGAACAGTTTGATCAATGGTGAGAGTATCACACAGATCGCTGATAACATAGATCAGATCGCCGCTTTTGGTGTTGGCCGTTCGATGAACATAGCAAGAACAGAAGCAACCAAGGCCTTGAACCGATCAGCCGTTGAAGCATACCGTCAAGCAAGTCAAGAAACAGGGTTGACGATTGAGAAAGAATGGTTGGCAGTACAAGACGGAAACACCAGACCTTCACACGGTGATCTAGATGGTGTCAAAGTTGGTATTGATGAACTTTTTGAAATAGATGGTTATACAGCTCTTTCACCGGGTGACTTTGGAGAGCCTGAGGAAGATTGTAATTGTCGTTGTACTGTGATCCCGGTTGTGAAATGAAAGAAGAAACATTGGAGAAAAGAAGCATGTTGACAAGTTTACTTTTGGCCGGCCTTGGTGGTTTGGTAGTTGGTGGAAGCGCCGTCTTGATACTGACAAAGAACAAAGAAGAACCAGTGGAAGAAACAACAGTTCTTGTTGTTGGTGATGAAACAAGCGAAGCACAACAAGAAGTGATCAAACAAGTGACTTCACCCGATCTTGTTTCTGTCAGTTGTTCAAAAGAGCATATTGATCAACACGGTGATCTTCTTTGTCGTGAAATGTTTTGTCGACTTCAACAGCGCGGTATTGATGCCAAAACTTCTTCTTCTGAGTGTGAAGAGATTTCCAATATTGCCAATACCAAGATCATTATTGAATCATGTGTGAAAGAAGTTGAAGTGGATGGTGAAGATCGGAAAGTTTCAGTTTTCAATGAAGAGTGTACAAGACTATTCAGAGAAAGAAAATAATCAAGGAATAAACACTTTTTGACAGTTATCATTTTTTGGTGTACAGTCATTGATATAAAGGGGATCAAAATGCTTCAAAAGTTTGTCAGTATAGAAACCAAGAATGAAGGAAGAGCGAGTTTTATCGCTTCAACAAGTACTTCTGATCGTTATGGTGATGTGATAGATCAAAGGTCTTGGAACTTGGACGGATACAAAAAGAACCCGGTGATCTTGTTGAACCATCGTCAAGATATGCTTCCAATTGGCAAGGCTTCCAATGTTTCTGTTGTGAATGGCCAGCTTGAGATCGATGTTGATTTTGATATGAACGATGATCTTGGTGCATCCGTTGCCAGAAAAGTACAAGAAGGATTTTTGACGGCTGTATCGGTTGGATTCCAACCGACAAAAGCGGCCATGCGATCAGAACTTCCAAAAGATCACAAAGCCTTTGGAAAGTCTGGAATGTATTATGAAGATGCTGAACTTCTTGAAGTATCAGTTGTAACCATCCCGGCCAATAGTGAAGCCGTGGCAAAAGGTCACAAAGGAATGATTCCAAACCTTGAACGCTTGATCCGTCAAATCGTGAAAGCCGAACTGTT